AAGTTCCAGAATTTATTGACCTTCGGCGCCGGTGTCGCCATGTTCAGGAACTTTGTCTTCTTCGTTGCCTTCTTCATCGTCAACATTCTCCTTTTCTGTTTTATTTTCAGCCGGTGCGGACGGTGCCGCGCCAGAAATGCCGTATTCTTTCATCAGGTCGTTTTCGCGTGCAAGCTGGGCGACGTTTGCTTCAAAGTCTCCGCCGGTCATTTCGATTGTTTCTTTCTGTCGTGTCGAAATTCCGATTGATATTCTTTCTTTTGCCGCGTTTACTTCTTTGACCGGATCAATCATTCCCTGGGCTGGGCCGTTCCATTGCGCGCCGGAATATGCTTTTTTAATCATCGGATCCAGGAAGAATCCTGGCGCCTTTAATCTTCCGGAAGAAATCGCTTCGATCAGGAAAATTTCATATATCGGCTGGCAAAAATCAGCGGCAAGCCACGCCCTTTTCATTCGAAAAGCCTTCCAAGCTTCCAGAAGGGCGGCGCGTGAAGCGGAATAACTTGACGTGAAGTTCTTTGTCAGTAGTTCGACCGGGATTTCCAGCGCGGCGCCGATATACTTCGAAAGCGCGGTCACGAACGCGTCAAAATTCGTCGAAGGTCTTTTCGCGTCAGCGATTTCGACCTTTTCGCCCGGATTTAACATGTTCACCATTCCAGGCCCCAATTCGTAACTGACATTATCGTTCGTCACTTCTTCGCCTTCCGGAACTACTCCGGTGAACCCTACGTCTTGCGCTCCGGATTCCGATGTAATAAACACCGTGAAGAATCCATTGATAACAGCCGCCATTTGTTCGGCTTCGCTGTATCTGGTTAATTGTTTTAATGAATCAATAACCGGTGCCAGATAAGGAACGCCGCGGTATTGCTCCGGGCGTTCTGTTTCGTAAATCATTAGCACGTTCGGAATTCCCGTCTTATCACCGAAGGCTTTTACACGCGTCCACTTCTTTTCCATGTGAAGGTTGCTGTTTGGATAAGTCGAACAAATATGATATGCCACGATCTGGCCGGCGTCGTTAAGTTCAACGCCGTTATAGATCCGGTTCCCGGTCTGTAAGTCCTTCGCGTATAAATTCACGGTGTTTCCGGTTGTGTGCGGTGTCGAAACTCGATCCGATTCGATCAGACGGACGCGCAACCCATACGGAAAGAACTTCGTCGGGCGTTCGTACTCTACCAGGACGCAAGCGTCGCCGTTCATAAGCCACGACATTAACGCCGTTTGCTGGATCTCATAAAAATTATTCGATCGTATCGCGTCACAAAACTTTGATTTCGCCCATAATTCAAATTCGCGTTCCGCCTGGCGTTGCCATTCTGCCGCCGCTTCCGGCGTCATTCCAAGGTAGGAATAGTCGATCGTGCTTTTCAACTTCAATCCTTCGCCGACCACATTCGTTCGGTTTGTCTTGATTGCCGAAGCGGCCAGCGGCGCCGACATATACAAGCTTCTTGATCGCTGTCGTAGCGTTGGAAGATTCTTGTCAATGTCTTCTTGTGGACTTTTTGATCTTGCCGACCAGCCGCGCATTGAATTTTTTGTTCTGGAAGCTCCCGATTCGTCATATCCTGAATTTTGAAACGTCCGGATCAGTTCCATTCCCATTCGTGCCTGTTGTCGTTTCAGGGCGGCCGCCGGATTGAAAGCTTCAATCGCTTTGTCGATAATATTCACTTTTCAGCCACCGCCTTTCTAAATATCACGCGGAACAAATCGGAAAGCCTTGTTTTTTCCGCCTGATTCTAATAAATCAATCTGTTTTTCCAGGTCTTTAATAGCCGCCCGGATAGTTCCAAGATCGGCACGTTTTAAGCTTTTCGTCCCGATCGTGTATTCCTGGTTAAGAAGAACAGCTTCTTCCGCTTCCAGGTACATATTCAGCCTGGATTTATAACGTTCCAGGCGTTCCTTCTGTGTGTTGCTTAACATATTTCACCGCCTTACAACTGGACGCCGCGGTTTAAGGCGCCAGTTTTTCGTTTTCCGGTCTTTTTTGCCGGTTGTCTTTTCATGTAGTTAATTCCGGCCTTGACCTTCGATTCCAGAACCTCCCAGTCAGGACGTAGGATCTCGACCGCGGCTGTGGAATAGTTTCGAAGATCCAGCGGTTCGTTTCTGATTCCGCCGGCTTTCTTTACCCACTTGATAACCGGGCGCCCGTCTTTTATGTGAACGACACGTTGCTCACTGTTAAGCCCCTTTATGTAGGTTTCGTTATATCCGCGGTCGGCATTGATCGGAAAATGGCAATACCCCGGCCCTTCGTCAACCGTATTAAGCCGCGTCATAAGTATTTCTTTTCCGGAATCCACACCCAGGATAAAAACCTTAACTTTTAGCTGGTTGTTTGTGGATAACTTGTGTATAAGTGGAATACCTGGGCCACCCATACCCTTAACACCGTAAATCCTTTTGCTTTTTCGCTCCATTTTTTTCAGCCATTTGTAACATTGTGTCGTGAAATGGCCGCCGGTATCTATGCAAGTGCAAGCGATCAGAAGCGAACTTCCGGAAGCAAAGTAAAATTCTTTATCAAGATAGTTTTCCAGAAGATCCCAGGTTTCCTCTTTTTCCAGGTCGCCGAAAATCTTATCGTACTTAATGCCCCACGATTCATAACCGCGGCCCCAGCCGGTGATCTCGATTTCGAAACGGTCGTCCTGAACGTCCACGCCGGCCGTGAGAACGACAGCACCGTCCGGAATGTCTGCTTCGTATCTTTCGCGGCGTCCGATGATAGAATCATCGTCGGCACTTTTGCCGCGTTCTTCCCATGTTTCGCCAAGCGTCGTATTGATCCAGGTTTTCATTTTGTTAATGTCGCCGTTTTCCTTCAATTCCTTTTGTGCTTCCCTAAATTCCCGGATAATTTCTTCCCAGTGTTTCCATGGCGACGCTAATTCGTTAAGGTGAAAGCTTCTTTTTCGCTTTCTGTCCGGAAATTTTGCGATATACTTTCCTTTTTGCTGTTTCCAGTCAACTTCGGAAATATGTTCGCCGCAAAATTTACATTCCATCGTCACATCTGAAAAATGAATCCTTCCCCATTCGTAAGGCTGGTATTTTCCGCAACAAGGGCAAGGAACGCTCCATTCTTCTTGTGATCCGGTTAGGAATTCGGCTTCGATCTGGCTCTGTCCTTTGATTGTCGGCGTTGAAACCTTTATTTTTTTACGATTCCAGAAGGTTGTCGTTCGCTTTTCAGCTAACTTGATCGGGTTTCCTTCTGTTCCAGCGCTGGCCGGATAGCGGTCGATCTCGTCCATTAAGGCGATTCGGATAGGTCTTGACGCCAAGGAAGCCGGTGAATTTGCCCCGGCCATAGTGATATGACCGCCAGGAAACTGTTTGTGAAGAATTGTGTTTCCGGAATTCTTTGATTTCGCGTCGCGAACCTTTCCGCGAAGTGCCGGCGTGTCGCGGATCATCGGCGCCAGTCTGTCCTTCGAAAAGGTCTGGGCCATTTCGATTGTCGGGTTTACGACCAGGATCGGCGCCGGATCGTAGTCGATATAATATCCGATTGTGTTCAGAATAAGTTCTGTCTTTCCGACCTGGGCGGAAGACATAATCACCACTTCTTCACATTCCGGATTGTTTACGGCGTCCAAAATCTCGCGCTGATAAGGTGCGCGGTCTGTATTCCAGCGTCCGGCTTCGGCGCTACTTTCCGCCGACAGTCTTCTTTCAGCGTCCGCCCACTGGCTAACCGTCATAATAGGCGGCGGCGCTACTGCTTTCGCTATCTTTTCAAATAATTTGATTGTCTTTAAGTCGATACCTAAATCTTTCGAACGTTTTCTGTCTGGCTCTGATTTAATCATCGTCTTCACCTTCGACGTATTCATCACTATAAAAAGCCTTCGGATCGTAGTCTTTCAATTCGTTTAAGGCTTCCGTGACTTCCGCTGTCAGGCGATCTTTGATAAATCCGGCGTCGCGGCTTTCCAGCACCGGTGCAACCTTCGAAGGGATATTCATAACCCTTGTTTTGAATGAAGTCAGCATGTCAGTCATTACTTTTTCGACGTCTTCGGCCTTGTGAAGTTCTCCCTTCATGGTTTGAAGGCGAAGTTCTGAAATGTGACGCTTAACTCTTTCGTGAAGTGCTTTTTCTTCTTCAATGTTCAGTTCTCCGTCCGGATTGTCCTGGTTTGCCGTGTCAACGGCAAGCTTCAAAGATAAGATATAATTCTTAACGGATTCCTGGAAGTTGTACCGGCCTTTCGCCACGCGGACGATGATTCCTTCTTCTGCCATCTGGCGAATACGTCTGTCAGACACGCCGAATATATCGCCCAGGACGGCGGCCGATACGGTCAAGCTGTCTACGTTCGTGATTTTTGCTGATTCTGTTTCTGCTTTTGCCATATCCTCGCCCCCTTTCCGGTTAAATCGGTAACGGCAACTTCTGTTATTTTTTGTCTGTATCTAGGAAGATTTTGGGCTTCGCTTACCCGCGGGGCCGATTCGGTCGCCGGAAGAACCTACGAAAGTTCGGGGAAAAATTCCACGATGATTTTCACGTCCTGGCCGGGTGCCTTGTCGTCCCCTTCTCTTGACATATCTTGTAATTGTGTCAAGTCACTTGTGCGCCTTTCCTTTCTATTAAACGCAACGAAAACGATCACACTTCACTTGTCAACGCCCCGTTGTGTCAAGTAAAGGGCAAAAAGAAAGAAGTCTTCCGATTATCCGTGTGGATAGGAAGGCTTCTTGTGTGTGCTATCTCTTGCCCTTGCCATGCTTAAAGGTCAGACTTTTAATCAGCTTATCTTTGTTGTCCTGGTTGATACCAATGTATCGAAGGGTGACGCTTATGTCTGCGTGGTTGAATATCTCCATCAGTGTAACCGCGTCGTGTGTCTGCTGGTACATGTGATAGCCGAATGTCTTTCGTAGTGTGTGCGTGCCTATTGCTTCCAGGCCGAACACCTTCGCCGCGTCAGTCAGTACGTTGTACGCTTGCTGTCTGGTGATAGGCTTATTCGGGTATCGTGGCGATTTGAATAGATATTCATAATCTCTTTTGCCAGCGATATATTCTTCGATAATAGGTTTCAGTTCGGAATTTATCGGGAATCTTTTTTCCTTCCCGGTTTTTTTCTCCCTGATATAAACAGCGTCTTTTTCCCGGACGTCACGAATTCGGAATTTCAAAATATCCGAAATTCTAAGCCCGGTATAAATGCCAAACATGAAAAGAACATAATCACGTTCATTATTCGATTTTAGGTATTCGGCCAAATCCATCACAAGATCCATGTCCCTGATCGGTTCGACCGTATTCATCGGGCCACCCCCTTTTTATGTACGCAAAAAGCGCCGCCATTTCTGGCGACGCCTTTCAAGGAATTTTTGATTCACTTATCAACGCTAATATATTAACACGGATTGACACGACATTTCCACGACATATTTCACGACAAAAACACGACATAAAACACGACATGTAATTTTCGCGTAAATCCTTGTAAAATGTGGATTTCTTGAAAAATCAACGTTTCAAAAAGTGAAAAAATTTTCGTTTCAAAAAATTTTCATTTTCAAATCAGCCCTTTGTCCTTCATATCGCTTTCGATCCTCTGGAACTGGCGAATAGAAAGTCCGATTTCGTCCGCGGCGGCCGCTTGTGTTTTTTTCTGAATCACGCGGCAATAGTAAACTTGTGCTTCCATTCCGGAAAGTCCGGCATAGATTTTTTTCACGCGTCGCATGGTTCGGCGAAGATCTTTTCGTTCTTCCGTAAGCTGGTTTATCTTTTCCGTGTCACGGTCGATCATTTCCAGGCCTTCGGCGAATGAAATATGTGTCGAAGGGAAAGATTCCTTCGAATAGTCAATCCCACCAACGCCAGAAGGGCCATACCAGCCACACATTTTTTTCACTTTTTCGATAGATCTTCGGTGATTCTTGATCTTCTCGTTGCATAGCATAATTTGAAGATCAATGTCTGTAAAAAGATTCCTTTCGTTTGAATTCGATGGTTTCGCCATTTTCAGCTTCCCCTTGCAATTATAACTTTTCGTGTTATAATTATTAAAGGCTACTTTTTAGGGCGGAATTGCTGATCGGCGTTCCGTCTTTTTATTTTACCACTTATTTTTTGTCAAATCAAATACTTTTAGTAATATCCGGTTACTACAAGCCAGAGGCCTTCTTTTCCGTCTTTTTTATACAGAAAATCAGTTTCAACGCCGGATTTCACAAGTTCGTTCATCGTGTCGATCATGTCGTCCGGATCGTGGCACTTTATCGTGTCGCCGACTTTCAGGTCAGATTTCTTTTTCTTCTCCTGGGACATTCTTTTCACCTTCTTTCCAGTTTTTCACGCCGAAACTGCTATTATACCCAGCTTCACGAAGAATTTTCCGAATCCGGTCAAATTCCTTCTGTGAAAACTTTTCAATTTTTGCTACAACGACCGAATTTTCGACTTTTGCCGTATATCCGGCCTTTTCCAATATCAAAACCGCTTCTTCTTTGCTCATTTTTGACTATCCTTTTGAATTTCTCATTTTCTGGATCTTCATGTTTTCTTTTCCAAATTCGCAATCTTCGAAATTGTCGCAATTCAGACATTTTTGTCCGGTCGCGCACACATGGCACAAATTGTTATTGCAATCATAATCGGAATCGCTGTAATTCCCACATGAAAATTCGTTACAACGCCAGGCGCCGCACATTTTAGGATCATTAAAATTTTTCGCCATTTTCTTTTCCTTTCTTCGTTTCATTCAAGTAGATAATCGGTCGTTACTCCTAGCGTGACCGCTATTTTCTTGAATTCTGTTATCTTTGGTAATCTTTCGGCGTTTATGTATCTGCTGATAGATACTTCCGAAATTCCGGTCGCGGTGGCTAATTCTCTTTGTGTCATTCCCTTGTCGTAAATCGTCTGTTTTAATCTATTACTAAAGCTTTGAACCGCGATTCCATCTTCCGAAAGCGTCGCCTTCTTCTGTTCTGTTTTTCGTTCCCTGGCCGCCGATCGAAACATCATAAGCAACATTTCAGAAACCGGACGCGTTCTGTCTTTTCTCCTGGCGTTTTTAACAGATTTCAGATCGTACCAGTCGCCGAAATGGCTTTTGCATTTCGGAACAAATACGCCGACATTGTACGGTATTTCTCCTTTGACTTCATCGAATACGTTTTCAGGCATGACATAATAATTAAAATCACCTAGAAAATTATGTCCGTTTTTCGAATGAAAATCATTGACCGACGATTTTACTTCAAAACAATAAAAATCACCTTTTTCGATTCCAGAAACACTATTATTAACTGGCTTAAACCTCATAAAATCCACACGGCCGGCCGCCGTTGTGGAATAATCAAAAGTTACTTCTTTCGCCCAGTATATCCTTGTGTCGTTATTAGGGTTTATGTTTTTTTCGGTTGAAATTGATAATATTTTTGTTATTTCCGGACGGCTCATTCCGTCAAATTCAATCATCAAGTACAACCCCCAGTTCCACAATTCTTTTATTGTTTTTGATAGACATTGTTTCGATCTGTTTTTTATAAAGTGCGCCGTAAACCTGATAGTCTTTTTTCAGTGTCAGGAAATATCTTTTATGTGGATCTCTTTCATGTAGTTTTATCAAGCTATTAAGCAAGTGATCCGTGACGCCTTTGTCAATGACCGTTATGTCTATCCTGGCGGCCGCGCGGTTGAATTCGCGGCAAATAACGACATATTCAGGCTTTTTGTTTTTATTTTTTCTTGCCATCTGTTTATATTCCTTTCTGGTTGTAGATAACCACCATCGAAGGGAACGGGGCGGCGTTTTTGCTGTTTCCGAATTTCAGCCTTCCGCGAACGAAGCGAATTTCCGCTTTGTGGTAAATGTATTCATGGAACCATTTTGTATCTGTCCTGGCTGGAAGCAACATCACCACAAGATTTCCGTGTTCTTCGTTTGTTCTGAAAGCCTTTTCAACCCAGTTTCCAATTTCGCGGCCGTAAGGCGGATTTACAAAAACGTTATGCCCCCCCGATTGCAAAAGGCCATTTGTGTTTTTATCAAAATACAAATCGCACTTGTGATTATATTCGTCCGCGCATGGATCAAGGTCAAAATGAAATTCAGAATTTAATTTCTGGTAAAAGTCCGCTGGTGTCGCCCACGCGTCCGTTTTACTCGAAAACATAACTTCTGTATTCATTTTTTCTTTTTCTCCTTTGCTATTCCTCTATCTGTGACTTATCAAAAGTCGTTATTGACGTTACGCCGTTTTTTCGCTCCACTTCGGTTCCGACTGTAATTTCAAGATTGATCGGTTCCTGATTCTGTAAATCGAACACCACCAGCGGCGCGCCATGCTCCACGGCCACGGTGATTCCGGTTTCCTGGGTGGCTTCCGTCATAAGTGACATAAATCTTTTAATTCTTTCTTCCAGTGTCATTTTCTTTTCCTTTCTGCTTTTCAGCTTCGACAACCATTCTTCTTGTTCAAGATCTTCGCGGATTTTTTCGTCGTCTGTCTGTTGTGCTATGATTGCACCACATACGAAAGCGAATAAAATCATAATCGCGAAGGCTCCGATTACTGCCAGAATCTTCATTCTTCTTCCCTTTCAAATTTCCCGTCTATGTATTTATAGGTTTCATATGCCGGTATTGTGTAGAAATTCGGATAAAGATCATGTTTTTCAAGCCAGGCATTGAATACAACGTCAAGCTGTTCTTCCAGTTCCTCGCGCTGTTCCTTTGTTACGTCGTCAAGGTAATTTTCCGCATATTCTCCGCCTTCGTCGCATGCGTCAGTCTGAACAGCTTCGATCACATCATATCCACAAGATAAAAGCGACGGCCGGTAAAGTTCACATTCTCCGACGAAGACGCGTTCCGGAAGAACAACCTTATATCCTTTCTTTCTGGATTCGATCATGTATTCAATTTCGTTCCTAGCGTCTTCCAGCGCTTCCGCGGCTGTGTCGTACATTGCGGAATAATTTTCGCCGTCCATGCTATACGCAACCTTATTTCGCGTATATTTCTTAATTTCACACCAGCCTTCTTCCGCGATATTACACGATTTATGAAGCGGCTTCGCCGTTTCGATCGGGAATGAATAATCGAATTCAATCAGCGTTTCCGGCTTCGGATTGATTTTGTTAAGTTTTGCATGTGTGATTAAATATTCAGCGTCCTTCACTTCGAATTTTCCAACAATTCCGGTATTCAGGATATAACAGATCACTTCGGATCCGGATTCAACCGGTATCGGATTCTTTGTTTCAATGGTTATCGTTTTGCTTTTCTTTAGTGCTTCCCACTGTTCCGGTGTTATGTCGATCAGTATTTCGCCCATTTCTTTTTGCTCTCCTTTTCTTGATTTTATCAATTCCGGCACTTAAAGCGGCCAGCGACAACATAAAAAGATATGCTGTCGCCCTACCAAGAAATTTTATAAACTCCTCGTCCATTTGCACCGCCTTAAATGTCGTCTTCGGATCTGTTGTTTGCTCTCCGCTCCGAAAATCCTTCCGGATATCTGGCTTTTAGTTTGTCAATGTTCATCTGGAAGATCTCGTCCAGATTGAAGCCCATTGAATGGCAAATATCCGCGATATACCAGCAAACGTCGCCGATTTCTTTCTTCATGTGTTCGCGATCCAGTGGCTTCTTGTGGAAGATCCACTTTTTTACAAGGTCGTTAAGTTCTCCGGCTTCTCCGGAAAGCCCAAGGCACCCGTTAAGAAGTCCGCCGGCGTCAATTTCGTTTTCGATCATGACGTCACCTTTGTATTCAGCTCCGGTTTCTTCTCTGATCCATTCTTCCAGGCGATCCGTTCCCTTCCCGTCGTTTGTTCTCATTGCTAAATTCTGATATTCTTTTGCTTTCATTTCGTTTTTCCTTTCTGTTATCTGTAAACCGTTCCGGACTTTCTATCCCGGAAAGCGATTCTGTTATCAATGTCATACCCGTAAGCCCTGGCGATTTTGTGGAACATATCGACCATTTCTGTAACTTCATACGGCGGCTGGTATGACGATTTCGGCGGCTTATCTGCCGCCCTGATTGCTGTTTCCGCCGTTTTATCACGATAGCCTTCGGCATTGTATTTCAAATCGTCTTTATTCATCGGCGCCCCCCCTTAATTGAACGGAAGTTCGCTGTCTACACCTTCCGGAATATCCATGAAGCTGTTATCTGGTGCCGGCTGTGGCTCCGGTTGTCCTTCTACCTGGCGGCGTGCTTCTTCTTCGGCCTTTGTTTCCGCAAAATTCAATTCTTCGACGAATACTGTCTTTGTATAAATCTTCTTTCCGGTTTCGCGGTCGATATAGCTTCCGGACTGTAACGGCCCCATGACTTCGATTTTCTTTCCATCTCTCAAATACTGGCGCGCCAGTTCGGCAATATTACCGGTACAAATACAGTCGATAAAATCGACCGCCTGGTCGCCGTCTTTGATCTTTCTGTTTCTCTTACACATCATCGTAAAGGCTACGAACGAAGCCTTGTCCTCTTTGTAACGGATTGTCGGATCTTTTATCACTTTTCCGGTTCCGATCCATTTATTCATTTTCTTTTTCTCCCCTTTCCTTTTCTTCGCATAGTATAGCCATGTAATTTCAGCCAGTTATTCGGGCGGATCCTTGTTTCAATCAGTCTATCCGCTTCGTGTGCCGCGGCTCTTACAAGTGACGTCATAGCGTTTATTGCTTCGGTTGTCGATACTCCGATTCCAGAAAATCGTCTTGACATTTCCAGCAATTCCGCGCCGGCCGCGTCTGCGTCGTAGCTGTGGACGCCGTTTTCTTCGGCTATATGCCTGACTTGTGCCGCCGCTTCGATCAGGTGACACAAATAATCATGAAATCCCTGATCCGGAAGCGTCGCGACCTTGCGGCCTATCATTTCCGCCATGTCTTCGGGAATATAAAACATAATAGCGCCGAACACTTCCGAAAGTGCTATCACGTAAATCTTGAACAGATCCAGGCCGGTATCATAGATAAATTCAAGCTTCGCTTCGGAAACTCTGTGAAGCTCTTTCCCGAACTGGAATTCACACGTTCCGATTGCTCTTAAAATCATTGCGTCGGTCGGAGCGCTTTCGCCAGGTGATTTCGCTTTAATTTCTGGCTGTTGCTTTGAATACTGTGATTTTTCTTCCCTTGCAATACTTTGCAAGTTTTTTTCGCTTTCGCTCTGCGGCTTCTGGCGTGTCCCGAATAACCGCCCTTTCATCGCCTTCAACGATGATAAAATATTTTTCTTTGCAATTTTCAAAATTCATTCAACCACCTTCCGTTATTCTCATTTGTCCGGGAATCTGTTCGTCGGACGTGTAGAAAGCCGGTGAACCGTCCAATTCCTGGCCGATAAACATATTTGTTTCAGTCGCCCGGACTGGCGCTTTGTTCACTCTCGTTTCAATCTGGATCTTCATGTTCTTTCGATCTTTCGCCGGCCGGAATGTTATTTTCACGGTCAGCGTTCGCCTTGCCTGGGGCGTTGTCCCTTCGTCCCGGATATTATCCAGAATTTCGTTGATCCCTTTCCGGATCAACCTTGTTAATTCACCACCGGCGAATTTATCAAGATTCATACGCCAGCCGTTCCTTGTCGCCGGCGTTCTGGAACGCCTTTCCGTCAACATATCCAGCCTGGCGAAGAACGTCGTTTTCGCGCTTTTGCTGATATTCGCGGCGGTTATATTCTTCCATTCCTGGAATTTCATCGACAAATTTAACAACTGCTTCCGGAACCAGAAGCGCCAGGGCGAAGGATTCACTTTGTTTTTTCTGTTCTTCAAAATTCCGGTAAAGCCCGGAACAGAATCCATCGACATAAGCCATCTTTTCATTTCTTCCGAATTCGCGTTCCGCGTCGCGGTATATCGCGCGAAGCGTCGCCATTCTCTTTCGGATCACCTTTACGGCATAATTGAAAACGTTGATACTGATTTCCGCGTCTTCTTCGAAGCCGAAGAATTTCAGCCGGTACGCGCCGCCGCTGTTGCGCCTTTGCGATATGATCGCGCGGCACCTGAAATTATTTGCAATCAGGGAACCAACATCGACACACCAGTCATCACGGAACATCGGTGAAGTAAAGCAAACGACCGGGCGTTCCTTCTTTCGTTCCGGATCAATGCGATCCTGTTCGATTTCGTATTTTGCCATTAACTCCTGGGCTTTCAACATTGCCGCTTTTGCTTCATTCTCATTGTCCGAACCGGACAAGGCGATCAGTTTTTCGATTTTTTCAATGATTTTGTTTTCTTCGTCATTCATCGTTTGTCCTTTCCGGGAACTCTACCTTCAACGCCTTGTCGTCAATGTAAAGATCCGCTGATATTTTCCGGCTGTTATTGCCGTATAACTGTTTTAATTCTTCCAGGTTATCGTTCACGGCGTCGAATTCCAGGCCGTGAACCTTGCAAAACTCAACCGCCTTTTGAAGTGCTTCGTCCGCGCGGCACGTCCACAAGATAACCTTGTCGCCGCGTTTTCTAAGGCATATCAGCCAGTTTATAAGCGCTTCGTTCGGTTCTCCGACTTCCGGCCACGTTCCGGCGGAAGCAAGGCACCCGTCAAAATCTACTGCGATAATCATTTATACACCTAACAATCTATCAAGAAGATCGTCGTTTTCCTTTCTGGCGATTGCTGTTCGAATTGATTCGTCCGGAAACTGTACCGGAAGCGCCATTTTAACAATTCGATTTGTGATTCTGTCGTCAAAATTCAATTCTTCGATCTTGCAATTACTTGTAAAAATCGTGACGCGTTTTTCTATCATGCGGCCGTTCAGAATGTTGTAAAATCTTTCGTTGATCCAATCCTTCACGGCTTCAACGCCTATATCGTCGATCACAAGCACCGGCACCGAAACAATATCGTGAATCAACTTCTGTTCAGATTCTTCGTTCTTGCTGATTCCGCCCCAGGTTGCTTTTATCTGATCCAAAATCTGAATCGTTGTCGCAAATTTCGCCTGAATGAATTTCTTTTCGATCAGGTCATTCGCGATAGAAACGGCCAGTCGTGTTTTTCCGGATCCCTTCACCCTGGAATAAAAATACAATCCCTTTCCGGTTTTCTGGATCTCGTCAAACTTTTCGACGTATCGTTTCGCGATCGTCTGGGCCATAGCCGCCAGTTCTCTATTCGCCGCCGTACTGTAACAATCCGTTTGAAAATTGTCTACCGTCTGTCCTTCGAATTCCTTTGGGATTGTCGCAAACTTCAAGCGACCGTTCAGCCGGTATCTTTGAAGGTATCCACACGAACATTCGCGACAAAATTCGTGTCCGTCCGGCTCTTTCACCATTTCCCAGCCGGTATCGTGGCATTTTTCGCACTTATACGCCGGTGTGGTTTCTTCGGAATCGTTCAAGTGCTTCGTTCGTAGTGCGATCAGATCCGGAAACATCTTCCTGATTGTGTCGCTGATCTGTTCTTCCGGCATTGCTTACGCCCCCTTTGTTTTGATACTGCCCTTCAAGAACTTTCAGGGCGTTTGTTTTATTGATTAACCAGTCGAAGGAACAACCGTTCCACTTCCCGGATCTTCCGGAAAGGAAATCGCTGTTCTGTGCCGCCTGGAAGATTACGTGTAACTTCTTTTCCGGCTCAACACCAGGAAAGATTTTAAGCTTGTCAAGTTCCTTCACCAGCGAACGGATCTTTGTCTTCCTTGCGTCGTTTAGTGCGCGTATGCCTGGAAGATCCGGACAAGTAGCGTGAAAGTCTTTCATGATCTCGTCGTAAGATAAGCGGTCAGATTTTCGGTCGGGAACTTCGGACGTTTTTTCCGAAGTTTCGACTATATCTTCGTTAGAAGATATATTATATATATTCTTATTCTTATTCTTATTCTGTTTCGTGACTTCACGCTCTGTCACGCGTGACGTCACGTGACTTGTCACATTGTCTGTCACGTTTTCCGGTAAAGTTTCCGGATTTTCCGAAGAATTGTCCGGAAGTGCCGGCGTGTTACCAGCTTCCAGAAGCGCGCGTTTTTTCTCGCGCTCTCTCTGCTTTCGGATTCTTGCCTGTTCTCTGATTTTCTCCATTCCTTCGGTGTTCTGGTGCTTTTCGAAGTTGGAAATATAAATACCTTTTTCGGTTCGTTCGATCATTCGGAATTTCTCAAAAGTGCCAAGTGCCAGGCGAACGGTCGCCAGCGGCTTATTGAATATCGTCGCCAGCATTTCGTCACTGTAAGGGAATTCGTCTTCGATCAGGACAAGCCCTTTCGCGTTACATTTGCCGGCAAGCGCTATTATCCGGATCCAGATAACAAGAATCGCGTCGCCTTCCGGCATAGACTGAATAATTTTGATTTTTTCATCGTCGAACATGTCAACGCGAAGCTTGATCCAGTTAATATCTGCCATAGTAAAACACCGCCTTTATAAATATTTACTCATAATGTTTCTGCGCGAAAGCGGCTTCTTCTCTGTTGCCGGTTTCTTCTCCGGTTCCAGGTCGTCCAGGAAGTTCACGTCTTTTTTCATCGTGCTTTCATATGTTGCCGCCAGGTTCTTTTTTATCGCTTCTTTGTTCTCTGAAACCTTGTTATACACAATATCAAGGCGTGTCTGTGGATAATTCAGCCCGGAAACACAACATATTGTGTTTTCATCGTTGAAAGTCTGGAATGTGTCAATCGGCGTTCCTAAGTCTTTTTCGAGGTCTGCCATTCGTACATTGCCCGACAATGACGCCGTAATGTATTTAACGGCTCTATCTCCTTCGATCGGGGCGAAAGGTGTATTATGTATAGCCTTAATCACTTCGGCGCTTTCCTGGGCCTTCTGGCGCGTCACGACAGCCATTCCGTGGGCCTTTAATGTTTCGATGATCTCCGCCTTGTCAATATTGCCCTTTACGCTCTTATGTTTTTCCGGAATATCCAGGAATGAACAAAAATCTTCGACGAAGCGCGAATTCAGTTCTAGCTTGTCCCCGTTGTTGTTATCCAGGATAAAGCAAGAAGCAAGTCCCGGAATCTGTGTCAGTTCTGAAAAACATTCATAGGAATTCATGTGGCTTTTAACGCTTTCTTCCGGGTTTGGAATGATCGTCATGGCGCCGATTGTCTTTCCGTCGTCAATCAGAAGATCCGCAAGCATAGGGCCGGCGCCTGAACCGGTTCCGCCGCCGCTGGCGAAGATTACAAAAATCAATTCCGACTTGATCTTTGCTTCGATTTCTGCGGCGATCTGGTCGAAGTCGTCGATCACAAGCTGTTTCGCTTTTCTTCTGTCCTTGTTACAACCTTCTCCGTTCGGGATATGATACTTGAATTTCGCCTTTTCAAGCGTGTCAAGATCTTCCTGGCTTGTGTTGATGTAAAGCACGTTATAGCCCTTCTGTTCGAAAAGCTGTCCGATATTTCCGCCAGCCTGGCCGACGGCTACAAAAGCAATTTTATTTTTCATTGTCTGATTCTCCCTTCGTTGTATTATCGAACGTCTGTTGTTCGGTTTCTGCCGGAACGCTCCC